CCAGCCGCGTCGCGGTCGCGGCCGATCAGCTGTTCAGCGTCGCGGTCGAGCTTTCCAACCTCGCCGTGCTGCAAAGCCAGTTGGGCGAAGCCGATTCCGCGATCCGGGCGGGCATGGTCAAGGCGCTTCAAAAGTCGGTCAACACCTACCTCTATTCGCTCGTGTCGCCGTCGACCTCGGCGCCCGATCACTCGATCGCGAGCGTCACCGACTTTAACGAGTCGGAAGTCGCCCGCGCCCGCTTGCTGGCGTCTCAAGCGAACTGGCCCGACGCTGACCGTTTCCTCTTGCTCGACCCGAGCTACTACAACGACGCGCTCGCCGTCGCCGCGCTCACCTCGGCGGACTACGCCGCGGACGCGCCCAAAATCGGCGGCAAGTTCACGTTCCAGCGTTACGGCTTCACGGTCATCGAGGACAATACCGATGGTCTCTTGACCGCGGGCGCCGCGACCGGAACCGCCGACGCCGGCCTGTGGTTCCACAAGTCGTTCATGCATCTCGTCCTCAGCCAGCCGAAGTGGGAGCTTTCGAGCCTCCATTCGAACAAGCAAGACGGCTACCTGCTGTCCTGCATCATGTACGGCGGCGCGGTCCTCGGCATCAACGGCAGCGTGAAACACGGCCTGACGTACAACAGCTAATCGAGGGGGCGCCGGTCCAAGCCCGGCCCGTTTCGGTTACTCGCTCGGTTCCTCGGTTTCCTAAACACCAAATCCCACGGAGGGGATTAGAGCTATGTCAAACGTTAGCAGCGTGAACCTTCGGACGGTCGGTCCCGGCTTTCCGAACCAAGTCGAAGTCGTCCGCGTCACCTACGATTTCGCGCTCGACGGCGGCGAAGCCGACGACGTGATTCGCTTGCTGAAATTCAGCAAGGCGGGGACGATCGTGTGGGGCTACGCCAAAGTCCTCACGACCTGCACCTCGGACGGCTCGGCGACGGTCATCATCGGTTGCACGGCCGACGCCGATGCGATCATGGACATTACCGCGGGCGCCGTGGCGAACCTCGCCGCGGGCTTCATCGACGGCAACAGCGCGACCCCGGTCAAGTTCGCGGCCGATGACTATCTCACGATGGACATCGCGACCGCCGACCTCACCGCCGGCAAAATCGAAGTCGTCATCGGTATCCTTCCGTAACGTCCCGCTGGCCTAGCAGCACTAGCGGCTACGTTTCGAAGTTCATACCGAGACACCGGGTCGGGCGTTCCATGGACGGGGCGCCCGACCCAACCCCGCGGTGGTAACCATGGATCGTAAGCAACGCGTCATCTTTAGCGACAATGGCACGCTGTACGATATCAGCGGCGAGCTAAACGACTACCGCACCGGGACGTATACGCTCCCGATCGTCGCTGCCGAGGACGCGCTTTACGTCGGCTGCGAATTCCCATTCAACCACAAGTATTTCGACGTCTCGACGGCCAACACTTCGACGGCCGCGCTCGGGACGATTTCCTATTGGGACGGGTCGACGTGGCGCGCCGCGGTCGACGTCCGCGACGAGACGAGCACGGGCGGCAAAACGCTCGCGCAGGACGGCGCCATTTCGTGGTCGCTCGACCCCGACCACAATACGTGGATTCGCAAGGACGACTCGACCGACCTCGCGGCGCTTTCCACGGGGCCGCGGATCTTCGACCTCTATTGGCTCAAGATCACGTTCGGATCGAACCTGTACGCCTCGACGGCGCTCGCCTACCTCGGCGAGTGTTTCAACACCGATACCGAGCTTGCGAGCTACTACCCGGACACGGCGAAGGCGAACCTAAAAACCGCCTGGAACGTGTCGAACTGGCAAGGTCACGCCTACCAGGCGGCCGAGGAAATCGTAAAGGAACTGCGCCGTCAATCCGTGCTCAAGCGCCGTGAACAAATCATGGATGCGAGCCTGTTCACGATCCCGGCGATTCACAAGGCGGCGTCGATCATTTACGGCGGGCTCGGCTCGGCGTATCGCGACGCGGCGGCGCTTGCCGAGGAAAAATACCGCAAGAGCCTCGACCTCAATTATTTCGAAGTGGACGCGGACGGAAGCGGCACGGTCGACCCCGTCGAGCGCCACGTTAGCGTGAGGTTCGGAACCAGGTGACCACCAAGGTTTCCACGATCTATGACGCCTTGGTTACGCGATGCGCGGCCGTGCTCACGTCGTCGGTGCAAATCCCGAACGCGTATGAGCTTGAGCGCGCCGGGTCGCTGTTCCTTGACTCGGGCTATACGATCGCGATCGGTCCGCTCGAAAACCTCGAAACGGAACTGACCTCGCTCGCGACGTTCAAGCGAACGTTTGGGATCACGCTCACGCGCAAATGCGCCGCGACCGAAAGCGACGCGACGACGCGCGGGACGATCGAAAAGCAAATGGCCGAGGACATGCTGGCATTGGCCAAAGACTTCGAGACGGCCACGGCGATCAGCGCCGCCGGCGTCGCCGATTGTCAGTACATGGGCGATAGCGGGATTGAGTTTCTCCGCACCGACACGGACGACGGTGCGTTCTACGTAATGGCCGGCGTGTTCGCCGTGACCTACCAAGAAAACCTACTGGCTTAAAAAACGCACGGAGGCGTTGCAAATGAGCGGTTACGCGAAACGCAAGTCGGTCATGGCGTTCGTTCCCGAGACGACCGAGGGGACGCTAGTCGCGCCGTCCGCGGCGACGCAGTATTCGGCGTTTCAGGCGGATTGGACGACCGACCCCGGTCAAGAGTTCATTACACCGGCCGAGATGCGGAACTCGCTCGGCGACTCCAAGCCGATCCCGGGCTTCCAAAATCCGACCTGCGGCGGCTCGCATTACCTGCGCGCCAGCGGCACGGCGGGGACGGCGCCCGATTGGAACGACCTCATGAAAGCGTTCCTAGGAACCGAGGTCACGAACTCGACCGAATATGACACGGTCGCCGGTTCGACGACGTCGGTCGTCAACGTCGACTCGGGCGAGGGTGCGAACTTTCAGCGTGGCCACGGCTTGCTGATTAAAGACAACACGAACGGCTGGCGCATCCGGGTCGTTCACTCGGTTTCGACCGACGCGCTTTCCCTGAGCTTCCAGGTTCCGACCGCGCCTGCATCGGGCGTTAACCTCGGCAAGGCCGTGTTCTGGAAGCCGGCCGAGTCGGGGCACCAAACGCTTTCCGTTTGGTATTACATCGCCAACGGCGCGGCGGTCGAAGCGATCAGCGGTTGCCGCGTCACCGACTTCGTCGCGAGCGCGTCGGCCGGTGCGCTGCCCACGGCCAAGTTCGGGTTAGAAGGTCTCAACCACTACCTCAACCCGATCCAAATCACGGCGTCGACGAAATATATCGATTGGACGAACGACGACGGCACGTTCGCGGCGCAGGTTCCCACGGGCGACTACGCGCATCCGGCGCAGCTTGCTACCGCGCTGCAAACCGTGATGAACGCGATCTCGACCGGCGAGACTCACACGGTCTCTTACTCCAACAGCACGGGCAAATTCACCTTCACCTGTACGGGCACCGTGCTGACGCTGAAGTGGAACACCGGCACGAACACGGCGAACTCGATCGCCGCCAAGGTCGGGTTCTCGACGGCGGCGGATTCGAGCGGCACGGCCGCGACGACCGGCTACACGTCGACCAACGCGTACACGCTAACCTCGCCGTATACGCCGACCCTCGATAGTGCCGAAGCCTACGCGGCGAAGAACCAAGAGATCATGATTGGCGACGCGAGCGACTATACCTGCTTCGACTCGCCGAGCGTCGAGGTCTCAAGCAACCTCGACCGCGCCGTGCAAGAGTCGCTTTGCGCGGAGTCGGGGCGCTCTGGCGCCGCGCTCACAGGCCGTCATTGCACGATCAAGGTCCGCAAGTTCGTCGAGCAATACGATTCCCAAATGTACGGCCGCATGATCGAGGGGACCACTACCCGGTTCCAATGGTCATGGGGCCGCAAAGCGTCCAAGCAATGGGTCGGCGGCGAATGCGGCTATGTGTACTGCCCGGCGGTCGTCGTGAAGAAATGGCAGGTGACCGAGGAAAACGGCGCCGCCATGTTCGACATCGAATTGCAAACGTTCGTCGGCACCGATCAACTCGCCGAGATGTACGTCGGCACGCTGTAACCAAAGGCGCGGCGGCTTCGGTCGCCGTCGTTACGAATCGACCTGGGGCACGTCGGAAAACTGCCCCGCCAAAAACCCCACCCCGAGGACCGACGCCATGACGACCCGCAAGCTAGTCCCCGACACGTTCAACCCGACGAAAGCCGAGGACGGCACCGAGACGCCGGCCGCGTACAGCGGACACTTTGTGCTCCGCGGTCTCGACTACCTGGAACGCGCGCGGTTGCTCCGCAAGCTTCGCGACGTCCCCGACCCGCTCGATTACCTCGTCATGCTCGTCGAGGAACTGCCGAAACATATCGAGGTGGTCGACGTCACGCGGGTCGACGACGGCCACAAGTTCACGTCATGGGACGACGTCCTTAAGGAAACCGACCTCGGGCCTACCGTTTCGTGGCTCGCGTACAAACTCCAGGACAGGGCGCGTGTCGGTTCCCCTCTTTAAGCCGTGTCGCCAATGCGGCTTGGGCGGCGTATCACGGCCAACCGATCGACGATCCCGAGACCGAGCGCGTAATCGAATACCTGGAACTTCAAAGGCTCAAGGAAATGGGTTTCACGTTCTCGCTCAAGGATTACTCCGCTGACGACGTCGATGCGTTTATGCAAATCGACGCGATATATCAGCGCGAGCGAGCGAAGGACGCCGAAGCGAAGCCGAAGCGGCGGGGGCGCTAAGCCATGGCCGAAGCAAAGGCAGAGTTAGAGGTTTTAGTCGAGATTCGCGACGCGATCGGGAACCTTCAGAAGGTCGGCAGCGAGGCGCAAAAGCAGCAAAGCGCCATGGAAAAATCGTTCGGCGCGATCAAGGTCGCAGCCGCCGCCGCGTTCGCCGTGCTTGCCGGCAAACAGGTCCTCGATTTCTTCTCCGAGGGGATCGACGCCGCCGCCAAGCAACAAACGGCTATGGCGAACCTCAAGCGCCAGCTTGAGCTAACGGGCGAGTCAAGCCAGGCGGCGCTTGGCGACTTCGCCGCGTTCGCCGACCAAATGGAAAAGACGACAAGCCTCGGCGACGACCAGGTCATCAGCTTGATCGGCATCGCCAAATCGTTCGGCGTCACGAACGACGAGGCTAAGAAAATGGTGCAAGCCGCGACCGAGCTTTCGGCCGCGACGGGGAAGGATTTGGAGGGTTCACTTAGAACCCTCGGCAAGTCGCTAACTGGAACGCTCGGGCCGCTCGACGATCAAATCGCGGCGATGAAAGGTCTGACCAGGGCGCAGTTGGAATCGGGCGTACAGTTCGATCTCATCATAGAGCGCTATGGCGGGTCGGCCGCCGCCGAAATCAACACGTTCACCGGCGCCATTACGCAGAGCAAAAACGCCTGGGGCAACCTCGCCGAGGCGTTCGGTAGCGTGATCGTCGATAGCCCCGTAGTCGTTCAGGCGATCAAGGAACTGACGAACATCCTCGGCGTCATGGAGGAATGGGTAAAGAACAACCAAACCGCCATGCGCGAGTTTGTCGCAGGCGCGCTCAACGCCTTGCTCGCGACGATGGGCGCCGGCTCGGAAATGGTCGGCGCGTTCGCACGCTCGCTCGGCGGGTTGATGAACCTGCTAACCGAGGCGGCCGGCAACGCGGCGGCGTTGCTTTCCATGCTGCCCGGTCAAGAGGAATTCGAAGGGGTCGCGCAAAAGATCGCCGACTTCCAACTTTCCTCGGGCGATATGTTCGCGTCGATCGACCAAGGCGCCAAGGACGTCGATCAGTCCATAGCGGAAATGGCCGAACGCATCGGCGCCGCCGCGACCAAGCATGAGGACGCGACGAGGACGATCGAGACGGCAAGCAACCGTCGACGCGAAGCCTACGATAAGGAAGCGAAGGCAGCTGCTAAGGCTTTCGTCGGTCCGCCCGATTTGACGCCAAAAGAAAAGGCGGACCGTGAACGGCGTTGGGTCGCGGAAAGGGCTGTTTCCGGGGCAGGCCCCATGCCGTCGCAAGAGCAACGCAAAGCGGCCGACGCATATCAAAAGCAACTTACCGACGACCAGGACGCAAGCCGCAAAGCGATGTTCGGAACCATTGGCTCGATCGTCGGCGCCGGTAGCGGTCGCCAAGCCGCGGAGCAAGCCGGCCAAATGCTCGGCGCCGCGGTAGCCGACGCGTTCGTCCCCGGTCTCGGTCAAGCGGTCGGTCCGATTCTCGGCGTTCTCATGCAAGGCCCCGAGGCAACCAAGCAATTCATCCGCGACTTTATCGGCGCGATTCCGGACATCGTCGAGGCGATTGCCGAGTCGACCCCGGTAGTGGTCGAGGCGCTCGTCGACACGCTCGTAAACGAAGGCGGCGCGGAACGCATCGGCCTGGCGATCATTCGCGGTTCCTTTGAGGCGATCCCCAAGGCGATCGGCAAGGCGCTCGGGATCGAGCTAGGGAATCAGTTCAACGCCTCGCAGATTCCCGCGACGCTCCGCAACGCGTTTTCGTTCGGCCGCAACCAACTCGATCAGTTCAACTCCAATTTCAACCAGAGCCTCACGCGGCTGCAAAACTCGATCTTCGATGCACCGGCGTCGATCAAGCTCGGCGTCGCGCAAGCGATCACCGACCTAGGCGCCGGCGTGGAGACGGGCGTAACGAACGCGCTCACGTCGATCGGGGACACAATCGACGAGGCGGCGCGCTCGCTCGCGATCCCGCGGCCGGGTTGGCTCGACGAGTTCCTCGACGCGATGAATCCCGGCAAGAGCAGCGCAAAGGGAAAAATTAGCGCCGGATACAAGAAAGTAACGGGCGACTCGGACGGCAATCCGCTCAACGGTTTCGGCCTAACCGGCGATTCCGGGATGTCCGCGACCGACGCGCTTTTGAGCGAAATCCTCACGGTCTTGCGCGAAGGGAAGAACGTCAACGTAACCCTTAACGTCGCCGGCAAGAAATTTGCCGACTTGATCCTTGACCTCAACCGGCGCGGAGCGAGGTTGCTGCCATGACCGCGACGACGACGGCGATTCGGATTTGTACAAACAACTTCATAGGCGACGATATCCTGTCGTCGGCGACCTCGACGGCGAGCGGGTATGACGTCGCGAACCTGTACAACCCATATCGTTCGAAGCTTTGGAAGTCGGCCGGCTACTTCAAAATCACGTCGAGCAATTGCACGTTCTACTTTAACGACGGCAGCGCTAGGACGGCCACGCTCAATACGGGCGATTACACCTACGCCACGTTGATTACCGAGATTGCAGCGGCGGCCGTGCGCGCCGGGGCTTCGGCGACCGTGGTCGCATCGGCCGACGCTACTGCGCCATACTTTTGGAAGCTGACGTTCAGCACGTCGGTTACGCTCACGCTGTCGACGTCGACCAACGCCATTTGGACGACGCTCGGTTTCACCGGGTCGACCAACCGGACCGGGACGACGTTCGTCGCGGACGCCGCGGCCGCTCACTCCTACGAGCAAATCACCTGGAACCTCGGCGCGGCTCGAGCCCCCACGTTCTTCGGAATGATTTGGCCGATAGACGAGGTTTGCCCGCTTTCGACGTCGGCGACGCTCACGCTCATGGCGTCGAACATTGATTCGTGGGATTCACCCGCCTTGTCGGTGACGCTGACGCGCGGGGACATGGGCGTGTTCGAATGGCTCGATTCCCAGTCCAATACGGAATACGAGTATTGGGCGCTTCGAATCACCGATCCGACCAACGCCGCGGGCGCCGCCGGTATCAAGATCGGCTACGCCTACCTCGGCGACCACACGACGCTCGCGACGCGGGCGAACGTCGGCATCGGCTTTTCCAAGTCATGGGCGGACGAAAGTACCGTCGACGCCGCGGACGGCGGGCAACAGTGGGCTCGCGAGGTTCCGAAGCGGCGCAAGTTCAAGGGAACAGGGATCGGGTTGCTCGACGCGAGCGATCGCTACGATTGGGAGCAAGCGCTATTTAACGTCAGCAAAACGCGCCCGTTCTTCGTGTCGCTCGATCCGGCGCTTGAGGTCTCGGACGACGCCGCCGAATACACGCTGTTTGCCTACCTCGACGGCGAGCCGACATGGCAGCACGTCATCCGCGACATTTACTCACTGTCCTTTGACTTGGTCGAGGCGGGATGAGCGTCACCACTGCAATCGCCAAGCCGTATGCGCGCCGGTTCACGCTCGCGCGATTCACGGTCCGTTGGCTGCCCGAGTCGAGCGATTGGGTCATGTACGACGGGACCTCCCCCTACACCATGTACGTGGAATTCGACAAGCCGCTTGCCGCCGTCAAGAAACAGTCAACCTCGTCAAGCTGGGGCACGGTTTACTACGCGGTCTCGCTTTCCGCGGCGGCGTCGCTCGGCGCCTTGGCGAATAACGAATACTATTACGACGAATCGGCCGGCCGTCTTTACGCGAAGACGACGAGCCCTAACGACGTGTCGCTGGCGCGCGTCGTGATTGAGTATTACGTATACGTCTCGACCAACGGGCTCTATGCCGGTTCCAACCCGGTGACGACGCCGACCGGCGCGCTCTATTGGGAACCTCGGTTGCTCGACCCGCCTGACGTCGAGCAAAGCGTCACCGACGCCGTCGTTGGCGTTCTAACGGTCGGGTCGGGCTCGCTCAAGATTTCCAACGTCCCCGAGCCTGGCAGTTCGACGCCATGGTTCGATCCCCACATGGCGGACCGTTCCGTGCTGAACGGCGCCGTTGCCGTTTGGTCGTTCGTCGACGACATAGCAAACTGCGTCGGCTACCGGCAAGGACGCATTCGGTCGTTTAGCGTCGATAGCCAAACCGTCGCGCTCGATTTCTATGACGCGCTTGGGGCGCTTTACGACCCGGCGTATATGGGCGATCAAGCCGCGGAAGCGATCGTTCGGAACGGCGTGACGGCCTTGGACGTGGCGCACCCGAACCATTATGAACGGCCGATTCCGTTCGTCGCCGGCCGCCTCAACTACGTCAAGTTTTCGAAGGTCGCGCATTCCACGACGTTCACGAACTTCGAATTCGACGACGCCGACGAGGCGAGCAACGTCAGCTATAGCGCCGTCGTCTCGACCTCAAACAACAGGACGCACGTCCTTTGCCGAATCCCGGCTGGTAGCGTCGTTACAAAATCGTGCTCGACGCCGACGCGCGCGGCGCTCGATCCATACGGCGGCGGCACGGTTTATCACGTCCAAGCCAACACGCACAATTTAGTTGCCGGCGACGTGGTGTCGTTCAATGACGGTTCCGTTCGTCACGGCGTCGTCGAATCGGTCGCAACGCATACCTATAGCGGCAACAGCTATAACATGATTTGGAAACTGACCTTTGGCGCGACGACGCCGAACGGCCGGGCGATCACGTGCTATTCCGAGCCCACGATTTGGTGGCTGCTCCCGGACGGCGCCGGCGGCTATGTAAAAAACCTCGTCAAGCCAGGCACGTTCACGACGACGTATACGGCGACGACCGGCGGGAACTACATCGTAACGGTTGCGCTGCCGACTCCGATTTCCGCGACATACTACCAGTCGACGTTGCTGTCGACCTTCGGCGACGAAGGCGTCGCATGGGACACGTTCGACCCGGCGACGCACAAAATCCTATTCCAAATCGAGCCGAACACGACGACGACGCACGGGACCGTGGCGCAACGCATCCTGGAAAAATGCGGGCTCACGGTCAACGCCGCCAGCGTGACGTCGGCGAACGCGTCGCTAACGACCAAGGCGCGCTTTAACATCCCGAACGTCGGCGAGGGTTCATATCGAAGCGCGGCCGAATACCTCGGCGACTTGCTCAAGTCGGTCGGCGGATTCGTCAACCTGAACACGTCCGGAGAAATCGAGTACGGGTTGCTAGGCGTCGCTTCGTCGGAATGGTCACTCGACCGGAACGATTGCTTGTCGGTTTCGTTCTCGGACGAAGGCGGCGACGCGATCTATCAATACGTCCTGACGAACCCGCATGATCCTACGCCGGGTGGGACGTTCACCGACCTAGTCGATAACGGGTCGGGCTCGCTCACGTTCACGTCGACGCCGGAATCGACGGTGCAGGATCGGGACGCCGGGCAACGGCATCAGCTATACGCCGCGTCCGAGGCGTTCGGGCATTGCCTCGAATCGATCGTCGACCGCGACGACTACCTACTTTCGCTTCGCAGCAAGCCGCGCCGGACGTGGCAAATCACGACACGCCTCGCGTTGCTCGACGCCGGAATCGGCGACGTCTTTACTTTGACCCATGCGATAGCGGAAAATAGCACGGCAGAACTCACAATCATCGGCATTACGAAGTCGCACGAAACCGTCCAAATTACGGCGGTCGAACTATGACGTATTCGAAGTACACGACTCCGACGCGGCTTCTATCCCTGCCTTCGTCGTCGTCCGTGCTCGGCATGGGTTGGTTCGTCCTGGAAGACGCGATCGGGCTCACCGATATCGTGGTCTACCTCGGCAAGTTCGGCACGGCCGGCGGATCGGAAACGCTCACGCTCAAGGTCTATGGCAATGACGACCTGACGGCGGCGATTGCGTCGTCGGCCGCGGTCACCGTCTCGACGCTTTCGAACATGGCGACGAACTGGCTTGGTTGGGCGCGGTTCACGTTTTCGACGCAACCGGCGCTAGCTGCCGGCCGGCGCTACTACCTAGGAATCACGTCGGCCAACTACACGGTCAACGGCACGACGTTCTTTATCGGCGTGCAGATGGATCGACACGCGCCGTTTAACAAACCCGCTCACGGGGAACCGGCCGACATTTGCCGGTTTCGGATCAATGGAGTTCGCCAATGGCCGGAGTAATTCGCGAGACGACACAAGCCGGCGGCGTTTCGGTCGGCGCCTATTCGGCGTTCAGTGGCATCAAGGCGGTCTCATCGGCTGGTTACACGATTCTCGACGACGACGGTTACGCTGCTATCCATGTAACAACTGGCGCTTCTAACCGAGCCATTACCCTACCGGCGGCTGCAAACAACAGCGGCCGGGAGATTACAATTATGAAGGCCGATAGCAGCGCTGGTCAGGTGACCATTACGGGGACCGTGGACGGTTACTCAAACTGTCAGCTTGGCTATCAGTACGACGCCTTTACAGTCGTTAGCAACGGCACGTCCTGGTATTTCAAAGATGGCTTTTATTCGAGCGCGATCGTTTCTGTCACTTTTAGTTTCAACGGGACCGGCGGCGCCAGTAGCGTTACAGATAACATGCAGGTTATGCGGCGCGGGAACGTCGTCACTTTATTGTTTGACTCCGGCTTTCGCGCCACCTCTCGCACCGGCTCAACTTATCTAAGCGCTGCCGCCGCATCGATCCCGTCATGGGCTTACCCTACGGCCTCTCCGTTGTGTTTTCCCTACTACGGCGTGCGGAACAACGGCGCATCGGATACCGCAAACGTGGGTATGTTCCAGGTAAACTCAGACGGCACGATGTACATTACACGCAACCTTGCGCTGACAGCCTACACGGATGGCACTAACTGTGGCATCAATACCGGCTTTTCGGTTTCGTACCATGTACAAAACGGTTAAGCGGAATGTTGCGGGTGGTGGTGATTCGTAATGATCGACGCAACCCACGCGTGCCCCCATTGTCAAGAGCTTCGCGACCGCGTCGAGTTCCTAGAGGATTCGATTCGGCTCGCCATGCAAGCCTGCGACAATAATCCCCAGGCATACGAACTTTTGCGCGACGCTCTAGAGGCGGACGACGACCCGTTCGGCGACGAGGCGGACGGCGTGGTAAAATCGACGAAGGAACCCAAGCCATAGTCGACCGACCCGGAGGCTCACGCCATGCGCGCTCTCACCGCTTTCGTCACCGCCCTAGTGCTCGCCGCGACGCCGCCGGTTTTCGCCCACGCTCCAAGCCAGCGGGTCGTCGACGAGGTTCGCGCCGCCGATTCGATCGAGATGCAAACCGAGCGGACGGCGGCTGCTCTTGACCACGTTCTGGCGATCGCTTGCTTTCACGCTCGGCGCGTGGGTCGCGAGGACGTCGCCGATCAGATATGCGGCGATTGGGAACGGCGCTTCCGCCCGTATCTGATGAACGTCATGGCGGAGGGTCTCGGCGACCACAAGCCGCTATCAGATTGGCTCGCCGTCGTTTGCATGACGCTCCGCGAAGTCCTCGGCGAAACCGTTTACGTCGCCTTGCACCTCGACGACCTGGACATAATCAACTTCGGGTTGCCGGTCATGTTCGACCCGCACGCGTCGGCGCTGTGGTGCCGCGAGCCGCCCGATACGGACTGCGGCGAGGAATACGTCGAGCACACGGCGCCGGTCATCGGCGTCACGACGTTCTGGGGCACCTATT